ATCTGTTAAAAGTACTCCAGCTACTGCATATCCTGCGACTAAAGCTGCGGTTTTACCAGCTGTATCAATTATAACTGGGTCTCCTGCGCTGCCTGTTGCTGCGGATACGAAAGGTAGTATACGTGCTGGTGCTCCACCATCATTTACTAATATTTCTGTTGCCATATTTAGTTCTCCAGCGCTTCTTTATTAAGCGCAATCTTCCCGTCCTTCATTGCGAAGAGACGAGTTACTTCTTCGTCACCCTCTACTGGGGTGTCTTCCGTGTCACGAGCCTTGCCCTTGCCGAAAGTTCGCTCGGTGGCGTCTGCATCTGGAATACTTTCCATAGCAGTCGCAAAACCATCTAGTTTGGTTTCTTCCCAAGCTGACAGTTCCTTTTCGCGAGCTTCCTTTGTCTCATCCGTCAAAGCGTTTAAAACAAGCTCTTTCGCAACAATCTTTGAAATAAAAGCTCCTTTGCGTGCCCTTGCTTCCGCAATAGCGCGCTCTTCAGCCTCCTTCTCAAAATTAGCGATTGCCGCAACTGCCTCTGTGTATTTCGAATTCAGCTCTTCATGGACATTTTTTAGTTCCACGAGCTCATTCTTTACTGAGGCGAACTCCCGCTCGACAATAGATTCGGCGTTTGACACTGTTTCTACAACTTTTTCTTCGGTCATATTTATGTCCTCATCTAAGTGTTCACATTCACATGTCTTTCCACCCTCGCAGTCGCAAGGTTCTTTTTCATTTCCTTCATGGCCCTCGCAAGGACCATCAATAGTGCAAGCATCACAAACAGGAGTTGCAATTTCATTATCAATAAAGCTCAACTCGGCGGGCCGTATATTAGTAGCAAATGGCTCTCCCATGACATCAACGTCATTGGACAACCAATCGATACTGACATGCGTAATATCGCCTGTTTTCACTTTATCGAGCACCTCAAGCGCTCTTTCATTTGCATTTTTGTCGATTTTAGCCAGCATTTTTATTGCTGTCTTTCCATCTTCAGTTTCAACCACCTCTGGATTAATGGCTGTGCCAATTAAATCCTCGGGTGTACGCTGGTGCGTATAATATATAGGTAACTCGTTAAAGTTACTTATACTATCCTTTATAATGGACGGTTCTATATAAACCTTTTGGTCATTTCCGTCTTCTTCGTAGGTATGCAGCCCCGAAGTTAGTGCTGTAACAGGAATTTCAACATAATCCTCTGCAATTGAAAGCTCTCCAAAATTCAGTGCAAAGGTTCGTTGTTTCTCTGTTCTGCTGCCCTGTCGAGCGAAATTACGCTCTACTCCGTTCTCGTCAGCCCAAAATGAGCATAGCTTAGAAGCTAATTTTTTAGGGTTATCGTGACCCTTTCTCTTTAGAGCTAAACTAACTTCTTCTGTACATGATGTATATTTACTCATTTTCTATCTCCCGTGGCGTTAGCTGCTGGCTTGTTGCCTCTGTTCTCGGTTCTTTTGCTTTCTTCTTTCTTATCTGTGTCCTTACCACCTGAAACGTTGGCGTTCTCGGCTGTGTCCTGAAGTTCAGTTACACCGCCGGGATTCATACCACGTTCCAGTCTTACCTCTTCAGGTGAAAGCACACCCTCAGCGAGATAAACCATATCCGTCTTAGCCTTAATAAAGGAGTCATTGACGTTTATTTGGCGGAACTTAAATTTTGCGTCCCCAAGTTGCGGAAGTAACTGCGAATTAAGCGCAGCTTCCACGGACGCTTGTAAATATCTTACATAAGGCTCAAAAATTGGCCTTGCCTGTTCTGGCTTCTCCCACATAGTTATGGGTACCTTAAGTGCCATATGAATCTTCTTCGTAATATCATCCATATACTTTCCATATTCAAAGGCTCTTTGTGTCCCCTGCATTTCCTTGACTTCAATATCATTACCATGAATAATATCTTCGCCGGGTTCCAAGGAATTAAAAGTGTCCACAATCTCGTTAATTTTATCAGGACCATAAGGCATATCGGGGAGTCCGCAGCTAATATCAAACCTACTAACAGCGTATTTATTGAGAGCAGCTCCCACGTCCCGTTCTGCATAATCTTTGAGGTCAACCAGATAAAGAATTGGATGGATGTCAGAAAGACCATAAGCGTAATCATCAAACGTGTTGTTAAGAAGGTGTATAACTTCGTCCTCTTCAAAGCGAATATCTTCGCTCGGTGCCCCAATTCTTTGATAATAGTGCATAATCTGGCCATTCTCGTCCCTCTGTATATACATATTCTGTGAAGAACGTAAAATCAGATTGTCGCCTGTCCATTCTAGATAACCGGTTCCAAATATTCTCCCATTCCTTAGCCAGCCGTATATAAGCTGGTCTATATTTATGTCAGAGAACATTTTAGTTACAGACTCTTGTAAAGATTCGTCATCAGTTACAATGTCCCAACCATCCTTACTGGCGTACAAACAGGGGAGGTCAATTAGAGTTCGCACTAGTGGGTCACTCAAATATACATCCATATAGGTTTTAGCGTCTCCTATATGCTTTTCAAAATCCATTCCAATTCCGTACTTCTGTTGAAGCCGGAGTCTCCGTATAACGCCTTCGCCATAACTGCGCGGTTCGTCTTTATCATAAGACGGGTTGCTGCCTACCGTGGCGAAAGTACGCCTATTAAAAGGCCAATAATCTTGGAGAGCCATTTCAATCACTTAATATATAGTTCCTTACTATTTAAAGGTTTTGCTTATATCCCGCGCATTGTACGCTTATTAAAAGAATTTTTACGGTTTCTAGTAGTTAAAAGACCAGTTATTCCTCTATTCCCCTTACTAGTCCTAAATTTACTTTTATTTTCTATAGATACCGTAGCAAAGGTACCTTCGGCGGGTAACATAGACAAAGCAGCGTGTATAGCCATGACAGAACTATCGCAATAATCATCATGCTTATTATCAGGAGCTGAAATCTTTTCTGTCTTATTAGCTATATCCATTACATATTCCAAATCTATATGCTGTCTAAGCCATCTTTGTATTAATCTAGCCTTATCAGGAGCCAGTTTGTCAGAATTAGGTACCCTAATCTGACGTTGTTGAACATAAGATACATAATCTCTATATACTTGCGTCTTAGTGCCTTTCGGACCACCTGTAAATATAAAACCTATAAAATGTATACTCTTAGGAATACACGCTACTCGGAGGTCCTGTTCAATCGCACCACCAATCCCAGTAGCATCAACAATAAGACGACTAGCATTAAAAGTTGTGGCAACGTCAATGATACGTTCACGTTGATATGGTATATCGTGTCCCCCAGTTTTAGGAGTGATTTCTTCAATATATATAAGCCTTGCGGTATTTCCAGTATCAGTTTTCTCGGTCCGCCATACGCTAATAACAGTGCTATTGACAGATTTACCAATGTCAACACCGACAGAAATATTAGAATAGTGTTCTCCATTTTCCCTGGCGGTTTCGAGGGTATCGAGGTCGTATTCCTCCATGCACGCTTTGAGTTTTTCCGGATTAAAGACATTTGAAACACTTTCTACAAATTCGCATTCATATTCAGTCCTCCAGTAAATGGAGTCTTCCCCCCATTCCATCATCTTCGTTAACATATCTTCTTCAGTATAAGCGGCCTCATAAGCTCTACCTTGCACTATAGCATCTTTCCAATTATAATGTAGCCTTTCAAAGCTTTCCGCGTAGGCGTCATCATATATATAGCGCCACATGTGATTTTCTTTGCTCTTTGGGGTGCCTAAATTGACAAATGGAGCCTTGTTAGCAATAATACAAGGCTCTACATTATCAACGAATAAACCATCATCAATTAATGGACTTTCATCTATAATTAAGAACGTTGGGTGCTGTCCACGTATAGCCTGTCCTTGATTGGATGGAGCTAATGGTGCTCTACGAAGCACTGTACCTCCTTTCATAGTTATGCTAGGCTTATTATGGAACCTGTAGTTCTTAACTAAGGAATCCAGAAATGGATTGTCCGCGAAATGTCGATATACGTAGTTAAATATCAACGCGGCCTGGTCCTCAGATGGCGCTAATACGAATATAAGGTCGCGAAAGCGCTTAAAGAACATATAGACAACAACTGCTACCGATAGGGCGTATGACTTTCCACTGCCTCGTGGAGCCAGAATTGCTAATTTTCTGTGCTTTTCCGCATCATTTTCAGGGTAACATAAAGACTTAGAGACTATGTTCTCCTGAAGTGGTCTTAATCTAAGTGGTCTTCGCTTCTGGTCCATTAAGTAGGATTCACAGAAAGCTCGCACTAGCTGTGTCATCTTCTTAGGGTCTTCTCTTACACTCTCGAAAATCGCTTCAAGTTCTCTACTGTCGTGAGCAGCGTCACCCGTCAACGCTGCTTTCAGTTTCTTTCCCTCGTTCCTCACTGGTATCGTCATCTAAGTCCCCGAGGAAGCCCATAAAGGCTTCCGTATTCCTTTCCACTACAGTAGGTATCTCAATATTAAGAGCGCGGAACTCAGTATGAATATCCCTAACAATAGAGTTTCTCTGCCGCAAGAGCTCTGTTCGTGCGTCAACATCCCGAATAGATACAAGAATTTCTTCCCACAGCACGTCTTCAAGCGCGAGATTTCGTGCAAGCAAGCGTACAAGCTCCTCATGACGACCATATTCTGCTTCTCCGACTCTTTCCCTGAGTCTCTGTTCGTATTTATCTACATTCATTTAACGCTGTCTAAGGCACCACGAACTTCAGATTTAACCTTTTTAGCCAAATCGTCGTCATGTTCATCCCAGAAAGTCAGTATAACATTCCTAAGAATATCATCTTTTACGTGTTTCTGAGCTGCCTCTTCTAGCTTATTGAATGCTTTCCTCTGGGTCTTAGTCAAATGCTTATCTAGAAGTTCCATGATTTGAGTGTCGTACTTCTTCAAGAACTTATTTAGATAAACGAGAACCACGTTTCTTACCACAGGTATAGTATACGCTGCATAGGCTCCCAATGCGGCTACCAGAAGGGCTAAAAGAGCCAATTCAGGATTGCCTACAAGACTATCTAGTATTCCAGATTCACTTACTGTTTCCAGTGTTCCATTCGTTGTTGTATTATTTGTCATAATATCTCCGTATTTTGTGGGACTCGGTTGACAATCATTGACCGATATATAATATTAGTTTAGAGTCTTCTGTCTGTGCGAGTCCCATACTTAGTTAATGCTCAAGCCTATTTAAAGCTTATGCCTATTCTTCCTCTTCGCCACTGAAAGTTTCCTTTCTAGTCTGCTCGATGTCACTATTCTGTTGAGCTGTCCATAGTTCTAGAACCTTATATATAATAACCAGAGCTGGAGCGCCAATAATAAGAAGAACCGATTTATACGATTCTATATCTGCAACGACACTGGGGTCGTTAAAAGCACTCACCACTAGAAATATAGAAAGGCCTACCCACGCCAAAACTACTGGCGCAGCTATAGCAGCCATCATAAGATTAGTGAAGTTTCCGTTTTTTACAATATCTTTATTCATTATTCCACCCTTATTATTACTTTTTAACTAGTATTAGTATTTAAAGGTTTCCCTAATCGTCCCATACTTTGTTCTTATCTCCTTCTTCTTCTTGACTAGAAAGTGCATTTTCTATAACATCATCAGATAAAACTACGTTCTCCGATTTAACCGTCGATTTCTTCCATGTACTCTTCTTGGGTTCCCATTTTGGAACTTCAGCATCACAAGGTCCGCCATTACCTTTCCAATAAGAACACCACTTACACAATATCTGGGGGACCTGCTCGTAATTCTTCTCTTCTTCCATCTTTTCTTTGAGACAATCGTGTACCATTTTAATCAAATCACGAGCCTCATCCAACTGGTCTTGGCCTATTTTAACGAAAAATGTGTCATCGAAGCGCAAATAATTGACTCCAACGAACTTTGGCATCTCTCCCATCTCTAATGTATACAAAAAGGCATAAATTATAAGCTGGCGGTAGTAATCTTCAGGCAAAGTGGGTCCATAACGCTTGGATGTCTTATAATCCAGCAAGGTTACACCTTTATCAAAGTCGCTGCATACTGCATCAACGACGCCAACTATGGCATATTGCTGCGATTTAACCCACTTTTCGGAATATTTCGGGGCTACATAGTTCCAAGCTTGCCATTTTGACTTATAAATCTTCCATTTTACCATTTCTGTAAGCTTTTTATTAATACTCTTGACAAAATTCTGAAGTATATCTTCAGTTTCAATATACATTGCGTCTATTTCTTCCTTAGTATGGACTTCCCAAAGCCATTTATGCTTGGCTATCTTCTCTTCCCAGCCCCTTTCGAACTGTTCCTGCATCCACTTTTTGGGGTCCCCTTCTTCCCAAGCCTTGAGGTTCCGGAATTCATACTTAAAAAGCTTCTCTAGTACCTTATGTACCAATGTTCCACGGAATAGATGTATAGTCTTCTTCTCTGGAATCTTCGCAATGTACTTATAATAGAATTCGCGCGGGCACTTCATATAGCAATTGATTTTACTTGGACTGAGCCTCATGAATGAGGGCTCCCAAGGCTCTACTTCGCTTTCTGCCACGCTACTCACCATATATAACTAGTTCAGCAATACGCCATATACAATCAACATGGGCTCCACGATGCTCCCTGAAAAGTGACTCACCATTCCTGCCAGTTAGAGCCTCATCACATATAAAACATTTCTTCATGCTTTACTCCGACCCTTAATAAAATCGGGCTGCGATTCTGAGCTCACTGTTACAGATTCGTAAATCTCGCTCTGTAAAGCTGTAGTGGCCATACGGAGCTGGAATACCAAGCTGTCCAGTTCTTTTAGATGTTCTGCAATTTTTTGCTTGTCCATTTTTTCACAGTATACCATAGTGGCTCCACTATTTAAGGGTTGTGTCAAACACTCCTGCCAGCCATGAAGTTATGTGGAGCCCTATTACTCTTGTCTAAACATATGTAGTGTTTAAACTATTCTATGCTCTATATAGATATAGATTCAAAAAATAGCTCGATTTGTGGATACCCCCTGCATATATATGAGAGTATATATTAATGATTTTTTAGACGGGGGGTATTTGATGAAGGGTCGCATCCACGCTGGAGATAGCACGCGGGATGCTCTTTTCTGCGCCTTTCGGTAATAATATATAAGGGCACGCCCCAAACTTTATATACCCTCTCGCTATGTGTATATTAGGAGGAAATATGAACTACTGCTCAAACTGCGGCCGCTCACGCAGCCTCGTGCGCCAAGGCGCATGGTTGCTGTGTAAGCCATGCCGGTAATACGCCCGTTGCCCATATGGTCGCGCTGCGATGGAAAATCATTAAGCCCTCCCCTCCCATAAAAATATTCTTCTTGCCTGCCGTCAGGCTGCACCCATACCTTTATATATATTAATAACACAAAGACTTATATAGTATGTATATAAGAGTATGTGCTTACTTATATATAGTATGTATATAAGAGTATGTGCATACATACATATAGGGGGTA